CTCCCCTGCGACCTGCCGCAAAACGCCAGTTGGCAAAAGGCTAGAACTGTTGCGTAGGCGGGCCTGCTCCAGTTTTAACGACGTCAAAACAGCGTTTGGGCTAGTAAATAGTAAACCTTGAATAGGGCTAATAAATTGCACAACGTCGCGGTGGTCAATAGGTAAACCACTAAACGTAATTTGTTTAGACGGCGCAAAAAAAACGGGGCCTGCCTGGTCCTGTGTTAAAACCATGGCAGACGGCATACGTTGAAAACTTTTTGGGTAGCCGTCGCTGCTACGTTCTGTAATGTATAAAAAAGCGCGTTGCGTAAAAAATAAATCGTCAAATAACCATGCAAGGGTTGTGCTATTTGGTAGCGACGGGTCTAGTTGACGTGTCCAGGCGCGAGGGGCTATTTGTATTTGTTCTAGTTCGCGGGTTACAGGGTTCCACATTTCGTTATACATTGACAACGGCGTACAGCCAATAACTGACGCCAACAAATCACGAGCCCTAGTAATTGCAGGTACCGCCATAGCGCGTTGACGTGTAGCACCCTGGGTAAACGCATAAAAGTTATCTAGTTGTGAAGCGCCAACGTTGCCACCTGTCGCGGCGGCTTTAACCGTCGTACCAATAGCGGCTTTGTTGACTTTGTTAAATAACGCCATGCGATAAGTCTGCCATATCTGTTAAAAGTTTGGTGGCACTGCCTACGGTGAAGCGGTCTATTCTTTTCCCGACGAAAAGGTAAGCCGTCGTAGACAGTGCCAACAGGATATTAGCGTGAAAGATTAACTACTAGGGGTTTGCCAACTAGTTGTGGCTTGGACGCTAAAGCGGCTGCCCAAACCATGCAACGCGCCAAGGTGATAGGTCCAGGGCTACGCGTAGACGATAGGGCTACGCTGCCTTGGTGTTTGATAAGTACGGCCCGTTCTACGTGTTCTATTAACTGATTTTCGCCATGGTGATATATACGGTTTTCGGTAATCATGTTTTTTACTGGCGCGGTCCATTTCAATAATTCGCGGTAGCCAACAATGGTTTTGCGTCGTTCCATATTGGGCGGTAAATGTATTTCTAAACCTGGCGTTATTGCTAAACGTAGCGTTGGTCCTGCGGCTATTTCGGTTTCAACTAGGCGCCAAGTTTCCGCTAAAGTGCCTGCAACAAACGCAACAGTTACCGCCGTTTTTAAACCAACTTGTACGGCCCGTACGCCAACATATAAAGCGCCTTCGTTATCTACCTCTATTGCCAGTATTCCGCCTGGGGGTATTGGGTCATCACTTTTTAAGGCTTCAAATACGCCAGGTTCTAACCAACCGTGTTGGGTGGCGGTCCAAGTGTTGACCGACGCACGTAAAAAGGCGTTTCGGTTTGGGGCTTCGCTTTCGGCTTGGATTACGTCCATTTCTAGGGTATGGCCTAGGGCGGGGTTTGCGTATGCCCATGCTGTAGGTGTCATCAAATCACTATTTGGCGGGGGGCTGTATTCGGCAAAGTAAAGTTTGGTTTGTTCGCCGCTATCTATGGCCCTTAATCCTTGTTCACGCCAACGCAACATAGCCTTACTATCTTGGGTGCCTGCCGTTGACATCATTACAAACAATGGATTTTTGCGGGCACGTTGCGACGGTAGTAAACCTTCGTCTATGGCGGCTTCGCTAATATCCCAAACTTCGTCGGCAATAATTAGGTCCACGCTATAGCCGTGGCCTGCGGCGGGGGTTGCAGCCCTAGGGAACCATACGCTACCGTCGGGCATTTTTAGCACCATGCGCCCATAGGACCAACTAACCGACGCCCCGAACTTAACTTCTAAAATCGGTGCCAAATATGTATACAAGGCCGTAGCCAAATCTAATTTGTGGGCAACAGTTATAACCGTTTGCGCCTGACCCCGTGCCTTTCCCTGGGTAGTAAGCCACCAACCAACCAACGAAGCAATAGCAACCGTTTTACCGTTCTGACGTGCAACAGACACAAGCCCGACACGGTGCAAGTAGTCGCCGTTGTCGTCCTGGCTTGTTAAACCGCGCAAAATGCGTAATTGCCAGGGCATTAGGTCTACGCCAAGTACCTGTTTCGCAAAATCCCCAATATCGGTTTCGTACGATTTTGAACCGTTCGTAACGTTCGTTTCCAATCGCGGCAAATCGTGACCAGTTACCGCCAGTTCGGGCCAGTTTTCAGAATATATAGGTTTAAAATCTTGCGGGGGCTTGTTTGCCTTTGTCAAAAAAACGTTGTCTGTTTTGCTTACTGGCATTGGGTTTGCGGACTGTTCGCGTAGTTTTTGTACGCCGTATGCTTGTCCGCGTCTGCTGTTGCATGGCTTACACGAAGGCACCAAATTTTCTAAATCGTGTGAACCGCCGCGTCCTGGTTCTAGTAAATGGTCTGCTGCTGTTGCTTCGCGTTGTCCGCACCAATGGCACGTGGGGTTATCTGCCAATAGACGTTTGCGGTTGGCTAGGTAGGTTGGGTTGCCGTTGTGTGCTGCCACGTTATGACCTTAACGAACTGGCGCGCGCTATCGCGCTTGCCCACGGATTGCGGTGTTGTAGTTGCATGTCGGGCTAGTCCTTTGTTATCGGTTTGTTATCGGTTTGTTTGTTGCTGTTATTAAAGCCTAATGCGTTTATGTCCACCCACGGTTAGCCCTAGCCGTTCCCTTTTACTTTTACCTATCGCCTGATTATGTTTACAGGCCGCCCCAACACATAACGTTTCTACCCTCGTGTATCAGTTTCAACGCGTGTTGGTCTAGCCACGTTCCCGTGGGTTAACCCCGCGCCCTGCGAACGGCGTACGGTCTACTGTTACTTGCCTGTTGTAAATTCTGTTGTCAATCGGTGCGCGACAATAGCACGGCACATAGAACCATAAGCGCAATTGCCAACCATGCTGTACGCGTCATGGCATTTGCCTACGCAACGCTTCAAGCGCCAAATAAAGTTCGTCCTGGGATTGTTGCAAAACTTTAGTAGTTTCATCAAGCAAACGCTTTATGGCGTCTAATTCGTGATGTAGTTCCATGTTTAATTTGCGTAAATCCTGTAGTTGGTCATGGCTGCCGTAATTGCTGTTGTAACGGCTCACGCTTTCCACGCTTCAATAACCTTAGAAGCCTGCGCCATTGTTAACGTTTCTAAAATTACGTCGTCGGCCTTCAACAACAGTTGTATTGCTTCCAACGTTGCCAAATCGTCTAAATCCCTGCCTTTAGCCAATGCCTTAATCATATAAAGTTGTTTGCTACTGGCATGGGTGCTGCCCGCTTGTGGGCTTCGCATAGGCGTTATTGTGGCGTCGTGATTATCTAAACGGGCTTCTACCTCGTTACGGCTAGCAATAGCCTTACTTACGCCGCAACCCATATAACCAAGTGCGCGGCCCAATGCAGACGTCATACCAACCATATATTCGCTGCGCTTTGTGTAAGGCGTGTTTCCTGGGTATGGTTCGGCTGCGGAAGCAATTACGGGTAAAGCGTCGGCGTTGTCGCGCCAAACGGTAACAGTGCAACGTATGAACGTGCTGCCGTCAGGCATTGTGATTACTTGGTTATCGGTTTCTTGTATGCGTAAATCGGGCCAGCGTTTAAATGCTTCTGCTAAACGTGTTGGTACGTCTACGTAGTTATCTAAATTAAATGCCATGGTTTGCCTCGCTTGGCAAATAGTCGGGCAAGTCCATAAATGCTAGCCAATCCTCTTGGTCGTAGAAATTTAAGCAATCGGGGCAACATAGCGACGACCATTTTAAATGGCCTGCCGTCAATTCGCTTGAACAGCCAGGGCACACTAATTCATATTTCATGTCGGGTATCTTTCCATTAGTCGGGTTATTAGTGCCAATGTAGCACAAGGTTGTTACACGGTTGGTAAATCGTCCATTGGTTGTAGTTCGTTTGTTGTGACCCAATAGGCGCCGCCTGACGTATCGCCGTTTTCTTGTAACCAATGGGATTTAACAGGTATTTGGTGCCCCCAAGTCCAGCCCCTAATTTTGTAATGGCAATCAAACAATTGCACTAACACAAAAGGGCTTTGTTTGTAGGTAACGGCTTGGTTACGGGGAACTATTAGGTTTATTTCGTCGTTTATGCAACGTGTTGCTTTAATTTGGAATATGCCTACGTCGCCAATGTTGTAATAATCGCGTCCGTTTGGTGTTAGTCCTACGTGGTCCGCAAACACGATTTCGCCTAAAGCGCCGTCTATGTATTTTTGTAGCCCTGGCTTAAATTGGTGCCTTGTGCCTGCGGGGTAGTCCTGTTTGCCCCAACTGCCGTAGTTTTCTTTTGCGGTTGCTAGGGCTGCGGCTATTTGTTGTTCGGTGTAAAGCCGTTCGTACGTTTCGTTCATTGTGTCGGGTCCTTTAACGGTTTGCGTTTGGTGCAGGCTTTTAAATCTTTGTGGCTGTATAACTTTTTGGTGGGATTAGTTTTGTGCGGCGTTTCTTTCAATATTTGTCCGCATAAGTCGCATTTCATATACCGATAATTACAGCCATGGCGGCGGTGATTACTGCGGCGGCGAATTTGTGTTCGTCGCTTGGTGTGCCGTTTAAATACTTTTCTTTTAGTAGTGCTAGTTCGTCTAACAATATTGAGTGGTCAACGGGCTTAGGTGCGGGTACGTGGTTAGGTCTAAAAATTTCGTCTATTAAATTGTTAAAGGTTGCTGCGTATTTTTCTGTATACATCTGTCGGGTACTTTCTGTTAGGCCTGGGTCGGGTATTGGCTGTTCGGTCATGGGTTAGGCAACGCCCAAGGGCCGTACCCCGAATTATGCCATATGGCTAATGCAGAGTTTGTATTTACTATTGGGTCAAATAATTCGTTACAGGTTTGTAATATTCCTTGGGCTTGTAACCAACCTGTAGGCCAATATTTGCTTGGTTGGCACCAAAAGCCGTTAATTTGATAGTACCCATAAGAACCGCCGTTACTGTCTTTAGCATTAAACGCGTCGGCTTTACAGCCGCTTTCACGGTAAATAATGCGGGCAACTGTACCCATTTCGGTTAAAGGCCAACCCGCTTGGCTAGCCAGTTGTAACGCATATTGGCAGTCTGTAAGCGGTACAAGCGTTGTGGTAGTAGTTTCAATTACGGGCGCCAAACTAACCGTAACGGGGGGCGTTACAGGCAGGGCGCCAGGCGCGTTGTAAGCGTCGTAGGCAAACGCAAACCCCGCAAGGCTAATAGTTACAGCCGTAAAGATTTTGGCTATTAGAAAGTTCATGCAATACCCCTTTTTTCGTCGGTCCTAAAACCGTAGTAGACGCCTAGGCGCTAGGTGGTGATACTGGGCGTAACCCTTGTAGGTAAAGGCGTACAAGTTCGGGGGTTTTGTCGCCAGGGTAATAAAACCAATGCCACGGTTCTTGGGGCATGACTTCTAATGACCAACCAAACAACGGGCCTTGTTCGCACATAAAGCCCCACGTTTCGCCCGACATATTGGCATAGTCGCAGGCCAAACCTAAGTTGTGGCGGCTTGTGCCTGGGGCTGCCAATGGTGCGTTGCCTGGCTTTAAATAGTATTTGCGTCCTTGCCAAGTGCGGGTACTGGCGCTTGCTATTGGTTCTAATGTGTAGCGCTGTAAAAATCCTGCGGTTTGTTGCGCTAACGACCTGTAAGTATCGCCTGCAGATATTGGTTTAAATTGTTTTATACCAGCCGCAAAAGCGGCAGCCCTAACCGCGTTGTATGCGTTGGCGGCGCGTGGGTGCAATTTGCCGTACGGCTTTATATCTACGAGCATATTGGCGGGTAGTTCGCCTGGGTTGACGTGGCCCAACGTGGCAGGTAATACCAGTTTTTTAACGGGCGGTACTACTACGGGTTTAGGGTGTTGGGGTTCCACTAGTTGGTTCTGTCGGTTTTCGTTTTAGCCCGTTGGCTGCTACAAGGCCGCTTAATGTGCCAGTCATAAACACGGTAAGGGTAGATAGTAAGTCAATAAATTGCGCGTCATTTGGTGACTGTTCTAAAGGTTGCGTAACAAAAAGTAGACCGTAAACAAAACCTATAACCGTTAAGGCGAACGTAACGGCAATAGTGCAGCCGACAAATACAATCATGCGCGCGTGTAGCGTTTCTATTTCTGCTTTTTCTTTAATCATTGGCTACCCTTTCGCATTGGGTAATAGTGCTGCAACGTGTAAGCGCGCTGTTCTTTACTTTTATTGGCGCGTTAGTTCGTGTTGTTTCGCAAGCGGTCAGGATAAACGCAAACACAAAACTAGCCAGCAGGGTTAGGCGGGTACGGGTTTGCATCTTTGACCGCTTGTACGGCGGTTTCCCAGGCTTCTTTAGTGTTTGTGCCGCGTTGCCACTCAAAAAATAGGCCGTCCGATTGGGCTTCGTATTGTGTTCGGCGCGTTGTTTCTACTGCTTTTACTTGATTGTTGTATGCGACTGTGGGCCATGCAGCGTCTAGTTCGGCTTGTGTTGGTTTTGGTGTGGCACTAAACCACTCAAGTGTTGCGTAGTCGTTGCCAGCAATCCACCACTCTGCACTGGCATAGTTCGCCTGTAAGACTGCTACATAGTCGGTCATGCGCTTATTTCCATAAGAGTAATTGTGCCTGTAGAGCCGCCGTTCATAGCGTCAATTGTGTTGCTGCTATTTGTAGTTATGCCAACAGTGTAAGCCTGCGCGCTTACGGTACTTGGACTATCTAAAATTGACATAGCGTAAGTCCAACGGATTTCGCCGCCAGCGCTATAGGCATAACCAAAAGTAGGTACTGCACCCACCGCAAGGTTTGTGCCTGCAACCGTTCCTCTAAACAATGACACGCTACATAGACCAGCGCTAACAACTCTTATCGGTAGCGTTGCCACCACATAGATTTTACTGCTAGTTGATGATGGCGTAATAGTTGCGGTTAAACCTGATGTTACATAACTGGAACTTGTTGTAGATACTGCGGTAACGCTTGTAGCGCTAACAACTTGCAAAACACGGAACGCGCCGCGCAAAGCGTTCATTTGTGCAGCCGTCAAAACTTGGCCCGCGACAAAGGTTGCAGGCAGGGTAGTAGGTGTAGCCATAGTCCTAGCCTAGAACATTATCGGCGTCTGTGCGACCATACAAAATATCATCTAAAATAAGTTGGTAAACAATGACGGTAGCCGCCGTATAGAACGTAACTCTATGCCCTTTGTTTACGTTTACCGATATTTCTATGCCCTCTACGGATAGTTCTTGGGCTACTTCACCGCCCGTAATAGTGTTAGTAATTGTTATTGTATCGCCAATGTCTACTAATGCCAAGGTTTCCCGTTGGGCTGTTGTAAGCATTAGGTAATCGGTTTGCACGGCGTTAAAAGTTGCCTTAGGCTCGCCTACAAGTAGGTATTCTGCCAACGCTAACGCGGCTGCGTCGTTATGTAATAGGCTGTTTGTAATGCTTAAATTTTGAATTAAGTATTTAGCCTGGCTTGCTACGTCGTCGGCTACTTCTGGGCTTGTCGCCCCTAAGTGTTGAATACTGGCCCTGTTTACTATTACGTCGGCGTTAAAAATAATGCCCAAACTGTTATACGGTATGTTTGTGCCGTCGTCGTGAAAGTCTGCGACACTACCCGAAATGGTATTACCAATGCGCGGTTGGCTAGTTATATCGCCCGTACGCGACATAAAAATACGGCCCTGTTCGGCTGCCTGTATTTGGTCTATGTACGCTTTTACGTTGGTACCTTCGGCAACCGTGTAAGCGGCTGCGCCACCTAATGTTTGGGTTCCCGTTTCAATGTCACGCGTTAAAGCAGGATAGGCAACTTCGGGTAAATCTAAAACAGCCGATAAGCGGGCACTAGATAATTGTTCGGTTACGTTAAATTCGGCTAATGCTGTTTGTGCCAATAAATAGAAATCGTCGGCACAATAAACCGTAATAATATTTTGACCGCCTAATTGGTAGTTGTAATCATAATTTACTATTTGCCCTACAAACAACGTTATAAACGTGCCTACGCTGTTGTATCTGCCAAACGATACGCGCCGTAAAGGTGCCAAGGTAAATTGTCCACCTGGGTCTACGTATGGGCTAGATGAATACAACGGGTTTAAAGTTCCGCCTGCCAAAGTGTCGTTTAAATTAAATGACATTGTTCCAGCGCTAAATTGGTCGCCAATATCGCGACGCCCGCGTTTAAGGTTTACATTTGTTGAGTATTCCAGCATTGGCGCAAACTCTGTCGTACCGTCTAACACGTATTGCGTACCGTCTAAGACGCCGCGCGTAGCGTCGTCAAGTGTAAATGCGTCTAATTGAAAACCTGTATCTATAAATAGTTCGTAATTGCCGCTTTCAATTACTGACGTAGCCATTACGCAACCGCAATATTTGCGGGGCCTGCCGCCCTGTTATAGGCGCGTATGTTATTTATAATTACTTCGCCCGTTTCGGCGTTAGACAATACTCCGCTAACGTTTATGTTGTAAGTGTTGCCTTTTGTACCAAAAGGGTCGTTGTAGTCAAAACTTGGCGGCGCTATTGGTTCTGTTATTCGCCCGCTAATACTGTCGTTAAAGCCTGCCGAAATGCCTTTTACGTCTGCCAGGGTTAACCCTTTGCCCGCTTTGTTTAACCTATCTTGGGCTACTTTAAAAGCGTCCTCTACGCCTTTAAGGTAATCTTGCGCGTTGGCTACGCCTGAACTATAAAACACGTTGGCGGCTGCGGTACCGATACCTACGCCCATATCTTGTACCGATTGAACTAAAGCGTTAGTTTCGCTAATTGTTTTGGCGCCGCCTGCAATAAGGTAATCGGCTATTAAATTGCCGCTTTCAAAACCTGCGGCTAAAACATTTTTTAGGCTTTCTTCTGACAAGCCCATACGTAATAGTTCGTTGACTTTGTAACTATAGCCAGCAATCTTTTTTACTTGGTCCTGTAATCCTGTAATAAAACCCGTGCCAGTTTCGGCGCCTGCGTCCTGGGCATCTTTAAAACTAAATGCACCTGTAACGCCTTCGTTTACTGATGTTGAAAAATCGCTAAATTTGGTTTGTGCGTCTTTAAGGTTTGTTTTTGCTGTATCTAATGCTTCTGCTAATTCTTTATTTAAGGCGTCGGCGGCTTCTTTTACGGCTGCGGCGGTTTCTTTAGCCAAGGTTTCGGCGGCTTCTTTTGCGGCTTTTTGCATTTTGTTTAATTTGTCGGCTGCTCCTGTAGCGCCTGTACCAGTTCCAATACCGCTTAATTCGTCGGCTGCGTCGGCTGCGGCCTGGGCATTTTCGGCAAGTTGTTTAGCGGCGAAACTGCTGTAATCCGAAGCGCTACCCATGTTCTTTATACCTAAAGCAAAATTGTCAAAACTGGCGCCTAATGCGTCAACGTCAATTAAGTCGTCAAACGCTTTACCTAATAAGTCAATACCTGTTTTAAATTTGCCTGAAGCAAATGCAAGGCCCGAAGCAGTAACAACGGCGAATTTATATATCGCGTTAGCGGCTTTTGCTGAATTAACTGCAATTTGTTTAAACGCGTTAATCATGCCAGGGCCAAACGAACCCATTTCAAATAGGGCTTGCTGCATACCTTTTACTAAACCTTTTTCGCCTATTACTTCCGCTACACGTTCAAACGCGGGCGTAACTTCGTCGTTAAAGAATTTTACGGCTTTTAAAAATAATGGTAAAAACGCTTGCCCTAAATTGGTTTGGATATTTTCTAAGGTTGCGCCAAGTATCTTTTGTTGTGCTGCCAGGCCTGTAGACGTACGGCTAAAATCGCCTTGCGCGTCGGCTGTCTGTTCAAAAATAACTTTTTGGGCCGCAAGTACTTTTTGTTGTGCTGTTAAGGCTTTGTTACCTGAATATATGCCTAGTTCGGTTGCTGCGGCTTTTAAGGTTGCGTCGTCAAGTAGTACGCCGTATTTGCGTAACGGTTCGGCTTCGCCACGTAGCGCGGACCCTAAAGCGTTTATAGCATCGTCTACTTTTGTGTTGCTAAACGACGCTAAATCGGCTGCCAGGGTTACTAGTTCGGTACTAAAATCGGAAAGGTCTTTACCTGCCAGGCCTGCAGATTTACCAAAAATGGCAAAAGTGCCCGCCGCTTGTAGGGCTGCCGTTTCCGAAATACCTAAGGACCTACCAGCCGTTTCGGCAAAGTTTTCTACCTCTTTAGAAATGGCACCAAATACAACTGTATTTTTACTTATTGCTTCGTTAAAATCTGATGCTTTTTGAATAGATGAATAACCAAAAGCGGCAACAGCCGTAACAGCCGCACCAATAGCGGCTCCAGCAATTACCGTTGATTTACTTAAATCGCCAAAGGCTTTTTGTGCTGCGTTTACGCCTTTATCGGCAAACGTCGTAATAATCGGTACGTTAATTGCCACGGCGTACCCTTATTTTATTATCAGTTTTTTTCATTACTTTTTCTACTATGGCTACTACTTCTTTTTCTACGCTAGGGCGGGCGGCTTCTACGCCAGGTTCGGCGGCGCGTGGTTCGTAACTGCCTTGCATTTGTAAATTGGTTACAAAACGGCCTTTAGTGCGGCGGCCTGCATGATCCCAAATAGTGCCTGCGGCGTCGCGTTGGGTAAGTGTTAAAAGTTGATAGGGGCGAGCAGCAAAATCTATAGTTTCGCCTGATTTAAAAATAACGCTGCGGGCCTTTTGACCTGACTTATTAGTTTTAATAATAAAGCCTTTAGAAGCGCCTGCGCTACTCCATTTGGTACCTGCGCGTCCTTTAATTAAGTTGCCACGTGCCATACCTGATAAGGGCGGGCCTGTTGGTATCAAACTGCGGGCCGCGTTCAATACAGGCGCGCCAGCGTTTTTTATATCTTTACGTATCTGTTTTGCGTATTCGGGTTCAATGGCTTTAAGCGCTTTCATGGTTTCTTGAATACCTTTAATTTCTAAAGTATTTGCCACGGCTGCCATAGGGTTACTTTCGTTTGTTGTTGTCTGATAATACAGCAACAACGGTAGCCAAGTCGTCTATATCAAAAGGTACCTGCGGGGGCCACCACGAAATCGCTACCAACATTTCGGCAAGTTGGCGCCCATGGGTGCCCCTTAGGTGGGGTTTGGAGCCTCTGTATTTAGTACGTCAATGTTTACAAGGCTTTTTACAAACGTATCAAATTCGCTAGGCACAACAATTTTATTTAATTTTGACGCTTCGTAAGCCATAAAAGCCAAATCTTCTACGCCAATACCTGCAGCCATTTCTGACGCTTTGCGCTTGTATTTTCTTTCCCACATAACAATAACAAAAAGATTTGTTACAACCTCGTACGTTGTTTCTGTAGTTTCAACTTTTAGCGTAAGTTTCATTGTTTGCCTTTTGTGTCGGGCCTTTGCAGGCGTTTAATTAAACTTCAAGAACGCTATAAACTCCACCTGTAAAGGTAACGCTAATTGTGCCCAACGCGCCTAAAGCCATTTCGTACGGCAAGGCTTCCAAGTATGCGCCTGTAAGGGTCATAGTTGGATTAGTTGCGGTGCCTGGGCTTGTTGCGCTTGGCGACCACGAAACCGTTGTAGATGTTCCTACAAGCGCTTTAAGCGTTGCGTATGTTTCTGTCGCTGCAAACGATAGGTAAAGGTCAAGGGTCAAAGTTGAGTTTTCAAGGCCTGCTACGTAAACGCGTGAACCTGAACCGAACGCGGTACTTTCTAACGCTTCAATAGTGCGCGTAAAAGTAAGGCCTTGGCATTGGTCCTGCAGCGAAACTGCGTTAACCGTTACGTTTGGTGATGAAAGATATGTGCTAGTAGCCATGGGCTTTACTCCTCGTTTGTGTCTGTCTTAGTTTTAGCACCTTTAGGCGCCTTGGTGGGGGATTGAATAATAAAACCGCCTGCTATTAACGCGTCAACGTTTACGCCTTCGCTTAATTCGTATTCGTCGCCAGGCGTACCAATACGGGGGCTAACTATTTCGTATTTCATGTTGTACCTATTCTAGGCGGTTGCCTGGGTTTGTAGGGTTATGGTCAAATCGTAGGCAGGTAGTTCGCTGCCGCCAATAAGCGCAATAGTTGGGCGCCCGTCGGTTACGCCAATTTTCTTGGTAACTACTTTGCTAGCCAAGTTAAGTAGTGACCGTTGGGCGTCTAAATTGCCTGGGCCTAATGTAATTATTCGTATTGGAAACGTCATTTCTACAACGTTGTTTGAATACACGGTAAACGTAGGGGCGTCTATAAACGCGCAAGGCGGCACCAAATTACGGGGGTCTGTTACTACCTGTAGCCCTGTAATGGTCGTTAGCGACGCTGCCAGGTCATCTAGCGCCTCGTTAAATAAGTCTGTAAACGCTACGGGCATTACGCAACCTGGGGGCGGGGTATGCCTAGTAGTTGTTTAATCATTGGCGACAAACCAACGCTGTTGCCTGCGGGCATACCGTCAAAACTGGCAAAGTCTGTTACCGCGCCACGTTGTCTATACAAAAACCCGCCGTAGGCAATAGTTCCAAGCGTTACGGCGTCGCTAGGGCTTGTGCCTTTTTGGTCTATGTAGCCGCTTTCTAAACGCCTTTGAAAACAAAATGCGTTACTTGCTGCCGCGCATTGTGTCAAAAAAGTTGTGTCTAAAGCCGACGCTGTACCAATACCAAGCCAATCTTCTATTTGACCTGCCGTAATCCACGTACAAGGTACGGTACCTAGCGTTACGGTTCCCGTTGCTGTTGTGCGTGTAACGTTGGCGGCTGTTTTTGCGTACAGAATTTGAAAAGGTACGGCTACTTCGTAGTTAAAAAGTAAATCGCCCTCGTCGTCTACGCCAATAAACAAATATTCGGGTACCGCTAAAACTGTGACGGTGCCGTTAAATGTTGCGTCAACGCCTGCGACAATAATAGACGCGCCTACATACACTTCGTTAGGTGTAAGCGTTTCTAAAATTGCGTAGTTGTCTAGTAGCGTTTTATGCGCTACTTGGTATACCTGCGTCATGGCGGTTAGGCCGCCTTTCGGTTAGACGAACTTAACGAATTTTGTAGCGTCTGCCATGAAAGAAGCGGCATAGCCACGGTACGCAATAGTGCGGCCCAATGTGCTTGGTACGTCTACGCTAATTGCGCCTTTTTGCTGTTCGTAATACTCAAAGCCTGCGGCAGGGCCCGCAGCGTGGCCCATAAATGAACCTGGCGCATTTTTGTCAACTACCAACACAAGGCCAAGCGGGTTGCCGTTCCAATTAGCAGCCGACAATTGACCAGGTGCGTTCATAGCCCCAATTTGTGGAAATACTGGGCGGCCTGTGCTGTCAACCAACGAACCCAACGAAGCCCAAGTACCAGGCGTTACAACCATGTGCGTAGGTAAATAATTGGTGTTCAATGAAATTTGGCGGGCGCCTTCGTAAATTGCTGCAATCCAATCCGCAGGGTCCGACGTGTCGGCAACGGCGCTAGTTTGCGTAATTGCTGCATGACAAGTATCTACGGCGTAGTTGTTTGTTGCTTGTCCGTAGGCAATAGCCAACTGATTAAGAACAATGTTAATTGAAGCGGGGTCTGTCCAGTCAAGGTCCTGTTCGGACATGGTCACAAATGTACCGAAAGTCAATTTATTGACGTTGTTATTTGCAACCGTCACAGTTGACGGGTCAAGTTGATTAAGTTGGCCTGTTGGCTGTTGTGTTACAACTGGGCGTACTGTAATAACTGGGCGGCGAAATGTCGCGCCGCTTTGTGGCATGGCACGGGCGCCAATAGCCGACACAAAAGGCCTAATAGGATTTAGCCCGTCAAATACGCTGCCTGTAATAATTTCTGGCAAAATACCAGGCGTATCGGCTGTAGTAATGTTTGGCGCTGCGGCTTGTACGCGTGCGTTCATTTCTGCAAGTACGCTGCCGCCTTGCAACGACGCTGCAATAAATTCGCCTGCGGTTGGCAATTTAAA